CTGGTTGTGGTTCCGATACTTGAGGTTGTACCTCACTAGTGTTTGATTGTAAAGGTTTTTCTGCTTCTTGTTCAACAGGTTTGAAGTTATTTACCCTATCTGTACGTATTTGTGCAGTATTTAGTGCTTCTTGGGCCTGTATAATAGCGTCTGTTTCGCCCGACTCGTACGCTTCTTTATACATACGTTTAGCCGTTTGTAACTCAGCTTCTACCTGCCTTTTAGCAGACTCGATCAAAGCATTTTTATTCTTTACGCTATCATTTTTTAACCTATTATTTTCTTCGACAAGCTGTTTAGCGTACGCTTCTGCGGCTTCACGCTCACGTAGTGCTTGTTCTTTAGCCCTACGCTCGTCGTGATAACCTTTACTAAAATGCTGTATTCGTTTTTTAACCTTATCTGAGTAGTTTTCTAACTCATCAGTGGTTACTTCGGCTGGTGGTTCAGAAGGTTTTCTACCCCTATCTTCAGGTGGGGTATCATCCTCGACCTCAATTTCTACCTCTCCAGCTTCTATTTTTGTATCTTCTGCGCCATCTTTAACAGATTTGGGTTTCTGTTGGATGTCATCGCGCCCAACAGCAGGTTCAACCTCTATACTAGTGTTGACCTCTTCCTCGGCAGTTATCTCTATTTCTGTAAGAGATTCATCCTTTTCATTGGGGAATTCATACTCTACTTGTTGCATAGCCATAATTTATACCTCACGCACGAGTAATTTTACTCGGATCATCAACAACGGCTTCTACGGAATCATCGTTTATTAGACGGTATTCCTGTCTGCCGACCTTAAATCGCGTACCACTATTAGCACGGAACATCACGTAATCACCCTGTTTGCACCACGGGCCAGTTGGGAAACGCTCTGTATCTGCATACGCTTGATCCCCCACGTCTAGTACCACACCAATCATAGACAAGATATACTCATCCCTCATGGTCTGTTCTGACTTCAAAAGCCCGCTTTCGCCGTAGGTTTCATCAATACTCGGTAGAGCTATCAGAATCCTATACCCGACAGGTTTTGGTATTTGCTCGTTTAAAACCACTTCCTGTGCCTTATCGTCCTCTATCTTTTGTTTACGCTTCTTTTCTAACGCAGTCATTTCAGTCATCGTCATCATCCATATAGTTTCGCGAGAGGTCTTCAATTTCACGTATTGCGGAGGTTAGACCTCGAATTACCCCACAAATCTCACGGTACTGGGCGTAGTCTTTCGCAGCCCCAGAAACCAATGATTCTTCGCAAGAGCGTAGTTGCTCTTGTAATTTACCGTTAAGCACGTCAAAGACGGTTTTAGCCATTTACTTATTACCCATGTTGTCCAATATTGTTCTTATCCACCAGTAGAATAAATCTTCAGTTAGCTCGTGCTTCATAATATTTACTCTATAGGCTACTAACTGTACGTTATCTTTTATATAGGGTTCATATGGCACAATTCTATCAATACTGGCGTTGAATTCTTTGCGCCCACTACCATCCTTGTGGTGGGTCAAAACAACTCCCGACAAGGCGCATCGCCCTTCCTGCTCTTGCCATACAGACACCAAATCGTCTTTTTCCAGCTTGAATTCGACTGCTGTGTGCCCCGGTTGTTTCCTACTAGTGTGAGAATACTTACACTGCGAATATAACCCATATAAATACTGCACATAATCCTTGGAAACAGTTCTGCGGTGCTTCACGGTTTTACAACTAACACATATATTAGCCCGTGGTGAAAAACTACCTATAGGTTTTACTTCCCCGCACCTTTTACACTTCTTTTGACTGGGTGTTGACATACAAAAGTTACCATTAGTAGAGCTGTTAAGGCGGTGTTACCCACGTCCAGACTCCTTAGCTTGAGTTTTAGCTAAGTCTAATAGTGCTTTAGCCTCGTCCAAGTCCTGTTTAGCAGAGGCTTGTTCGGTCTGCGCAGCTATACGTCCTGCCTCTAGCGTGGCAGTATTGTTAGCTTTCTTCTCTTCCAACTGCAATTTAGCTGCCGCTATCTGTGCATCCGCTTGGTCTTTCTGCGCTTTGCGTTGTACTTCAGCCTCTTTAAGCTGTAGTTCTTTCTGTTGCATCTGAACTATAGGGTCTTGCTGTGCCTGCTGTGCAGCCTGCTGTGCGGCTTGTGCTTGTTTCTGCTGAGTTAATTGCGTTCCGGCTTGTGCCATAGTTTGAGCCAAAAGTACTTCAATATCTTCTGGTAACTCTTCGTTCGGTGTAGGTAGCGGAGCACCTAGCTTCTCTTCTATCTGTCTACGATACTCAAACGCCATGTGTTCTGCGATATGGGCTTGTAGAGACGCCATGATCTGCTGTGCCGCTGGGTTTTGCCCAATCATTGCCGCTATCTGTGGGTCTTGCATGAACGACTGATGGGTAGCGATATGCGCCTGATGGTCTTGATATATGAATGCTTTCATAGGCTTACCGTTAAGTGAATTCATATTCTCACTTACTGGGTCTACCGGTTTCATGTCATCCTCAAGTGGGATTAGTTTATCCGCGTTCTTAATCCCCATCACCTCTATCATCTGGCGATGTAGCTGGGGTAGGTCATATATCTGTGGCGCTTGTTGTGCCATCTGCAACACCGCTTGATACTGCACAACACGCTGTGCCAGAGTGGTGTTGTTGGGGTCACTTACAGGGATTACATCAGTAATCGCATAATCCATCTGCCTAGCGCGTGGAACCCCACGATCAGGGACATACCCATACTCTTCTGGAGCGTATTCAGCAATGATAGCTCGGAGTAGCTTGAACTCCTGTTTCATCGCATAGTGGACACGAGCCTGTACTGCCGCCATTGGCTTTAAGGTGCGTTCCAGAAGAGCAAGAGTAGTCCCCACTGGCGCGTTGGCACTCATGTCACTGATATTCATGTCTGAGATTGCGCCCAGACGACGACCTTCCTCAGTGATACGGTTTAACAACGCCAGCAGGGTTTGGGAAGGCTCTTTATATGGCAACGGCATGATGTTGTCTCGGATAGAGCCACTAGGCACATCCACATCACGGAACTCGCCGGGCGCGATAGGTGTGTCATCACCTTTAACTCGTAACCCACGAGACTTCAAACCTCCGGGTAGGTTTGATAGCGTACCAGCGTCTACCAGCTGGCGTATAAGGGACGTACCTGCACGGGCGTACCCCCCTACTATGTGTATCAAACCAAGCCCGTAAAAGCCAAATCCCGGCACATAAACATAATGCACAAAATGCTGACGTTTCAGCATCAACGGATCATCAGGGTTCCAGTTACGACGTATCGCCAGAACTTCTCCAGTACCCTGTTCGATAGTTACAACGTAGGGTTTAGCGATCTGCATTTCTTCATCGCCTTCTTCCTCGTCTACACCATCAATAATTAAGTCTGCGTGTATTTCACAGACAGAATAACGATCATCAGAAGTAAGACTAAATCCACCTTCTTCCGCTTTCTTTTCCTCTATATCCGTAAAGAATGACTGTGGGTCGCCAAGACTGATGTCACGATAAAAACCAGCAGCCTGTAGTTTAGTCATTTCATTTTTTGTTTTGCGCATGACGTGAGTAACACGTTCAGCTGTCTCTATGTTAGATGCACCATATGGGACAATAACGTCTTCGGCGGGTATGTATACCGCAACTTGACGGCCTAAATTTGGATCGTAATAAACCTTTTTAAAAGCTGACCCTGCAAGACCAAGACTATAAAGGAGCCGCTCATGCTCAGGGCGGTACTCGATCATAACCTCTGTTAACTCGTAATTCATATCCTCACGAACGCGTTCAGCCGCTTCTTCTTTTTCACGACTAATTTCACCAAGGATTTTGGTCTTTACAGGGCCAGAAGAGGGAAACGTTTCTGACATAGCTTCAGCTTGAAAACGAATTGCGGCTTCGGACAACACGGTGCTATACACACCACATGCGTCGTCCCAAGGTTCTACTCGCTCTTCGTATTTAAATCCGAGCACTTCCAAGCCTTTCACAAAGGTGTCGGCCCACTCTTTGCGGCTACTTGTGTCAGCACTAACGTACCCAAGGAGATCGGTAGATAACTGAGTCAAAGCTCCGTCATCAAGATATTCTGCTAAGTTGGCATCAAACGGCGCACCCATAGTGTCTTCAAGGCCAGACTCAGGTACCAACGTAATCTCTACGCTACCATCATCCAAAGTTACCATTTCAGGGTCGACGATGTTTATCTCCATCTCGGACTCTTCCATCATCTCTTCTTCTAAACCTTCAGGGGCTTGGTATACGCTTGGTTCAATAGCCATATTATTAATCCTCAATAGTACCCACCGTGCCTTCGTTTAAAGTAACGTGGTTCTTCAGGTTCGTCAGAGGGAAGCGTAATAAATCCACCCTGTCTAAACCGCATAAGTGCCATAACTGTCGAATCAACTAAGTCATCATGGCTCATAAATGGAAATCCTGCAATCTCTTCGACAACTTCTTCCGCCCAACGCGTTTGTGGAACCCAGCATAACCCGGACATCACAATGTCCGCTACAGAGTTTAGACGAGCTGTTTTGTCACCCGTACCTCTATGGGGAGTAAACTCCTGCACTAGAAGTCCCATCCTACGAAACTCTTGGTATAGCGGCGTACCACTAGATTTTTTCTCGACAATGAACGAATCTGGTTGCCATTCTAAGTATTCTTCATAAGCCATCTGCTTTAATTCAGGGAATTCTACACGAGTCTTGATACTGTTCAAGAGTATTATATTGTAAGTATTTGGAACCCCTATGGTTTTACCTTCGTCATCCTTGCAGTCGCCGTCATACATGAACACACCCCATACTGTCACAGCGGTGAAGTCAGCACGGTTATGTTTTTCTGCGGCGGCGTCAAGTGACATAATTATATACTCACAGGCAGGTGGCGACTCTTTAGTCCACTCCATCCACCACTCACGCTTAATTAGCGCCGCTTCTTCGGCTGTAGGTTTTTGTTGGTACTGCGCATTCCACTGAAACAAAGGCATAGAAGCCTTGGTGCGATGCAGTGCGTTTATGTCAAAAAACTCAGGCCAGAGTGGTTTCTCTATGATTTCATTAGAATTTTCTTTATCTTCAATCTCAAGTATCGCTGGGAACTCGACGACCTCATACTGGTCAGCCATGTGGTTCTGAGCCATATCCCGCGTTACGCGACCTGTCAGATCATCAAGATGCCATCGGGTCTGGATAATAGCCACACGACCACCCGGCATGAGACGAGTACGAGCACCATATGTGAACCATTCATACGCTTTATCAAAAACATCAAAATTCCCACTCAATACATCTTGTTCTGAATGTGGGTCATCTACAAGCAACAGGTGGGCACCACGACCAGCGATGGAGCTACCTATACCACAGGCGTAATACTCTCCACCCTGACTTGTGTTCCAACGCCCCGCAGATTTACTGTCTGAGGCTAACTGCACGTTTGGGAATATAGACTGATACTCGGCGGTAGATATAAGGTTTCGCACCTTTCTACCGAAGTCCACCGCTAGGTCGGTGGTATGTGACACCATCATTACTTTTTTATCGGGGTTACGCCCCAAAAACCAAGCGGGGAAGTATATAGAAACTAACTGTGATTTACCATGACGAGGTGGGATGTTCACACATATCCTGTCTTTCCCCAAGTCTTCAACTTCACGCCCTTTAGTGTCGTATTGCTTACCGCGCTCAATCTCCATGAGCAGATCAGCCAATATCCTGTGGTGTTTACCGACTTTATAGTCCGCTTGCATTAAACAACAGAAAGCTATTAGGTCTTTGTGTGCGGCTTCGGCACGTTTGCGTACCTCAAGCTCCTCGACAATGCGATATATCTCGCTTTGCTCTTCTGGCGTGTAGTGATCGAGGTTATTTAAGAGTAAATCTATCTCTTCCTGCGTGAACTCAGGGTTTTTAGCCTTGGCTGGCGGGGTTTTATTTAATTTTGCTTCGGCGTTCATTTAGTCTTCACTGACTTCGTATACACCTTGTTCGTTTTTCTTTAAAATTTCTAGTTTTTCGCGCAATTTTTCCCGTAATTCGTCGGCATTTTGGTGGGTTACGGTAATTTCCTTACGCTCTGTGAACAATCCTACGTCTGTCATCTTGCCGAGTAGCTCCAAAGCCCGGATTCTGACCCGTGCGTCAGGGTTTTCTGTCTCCAAAATCAACTTATTAGTCACAGTATTACGAATTTCAGCCGCGTGGACGGCGACAAGCTGCCCAAACTCCTTCAATACCGCGTTTGTTTGGATCAAAGAGGCCGGAGTTAGCTGGGCTGTTCGGGTATCTGTAACTTTTTTGGAGGTGCCTTCCATGTCGTGTGCAAATGAAGTCAACAAAGTGGCAGCTAAGTCATTATCTTGCTCGTCTGGTTCTACGTCGAGTCCATGTTCGCCAAGCATAACGGCAGTATTACATGCTGCTTCGGCACGTTCTCGTAAATCCATGTAAGGAGTGTCTTCGGGTATCTCTACGCCGAACTCAGGGGTAAGTGCTATTGTCATTACAGTAACATCTTTGCAAGCTATAAAGCCGGAAACTGAATTATATAACAAAAAAATAAAAAGGAAACAAGTAATTGGGACTCCTACCGGGGGGGTTTCTGTATATGAGGGGGGTGGGGGTCGAACTCAGAAAATTTGGTAATTGCTCGTGGAAAATAGTATGTACGCAGGCGCGATGGTACCTGATGGCGGGCGGGGTGCATGGGGGTGGGGTGGGGGTCAGCCAATACGCTTTGTAAACAATTTACACCGTTGTAATTTATTTTCATCATGTAAACCAATCTAAACGCAAAGAGACTAGACTAAACCGGTTTATTATGGATAATACCAATCATGCCTTGCACAACGTAGGGCATAACGCGCAATGATGCGCACCATTAAAGAGGCTTTATTATGAGCAATTCAATTGAAACTATTAACACTATGACCGATGACCTTTCCCGCATTGATGCTATTGACAATGCTAAGCTGGTTAGTTACGTGAAGAAGACGGCATCAGCTGAAGCTGATTTTGCTTTGTATTGCCAAGCATGGATTGAAGCTAAGGTTCCCGCGTCAATGATGCCCGAATCATATAGCGCAACCCATCCGGCATGCGGTCACTTTCTGGAAGGTTACCGATCGGGTTTAACTAAATCCAGTAAGCGCCTTCTGGATTTGCCTTCAAGTGAGCGTAGCAAGGATAAACATCCTACAGTGTACAAAGAGTACAGTACCCTAATGCAAACAATTCGTAGATGTTGGGGTAACGTGCGCAATACAGTACACCCTCCGGTTGCATCCACATCCGGCGCTCAGCTAAAGGGTGATAAGACAACCTATACTGAGTGGGAAAAGTTAGCATCCGGCATTGAAGGTCTTAAAAGACTATTCACGCCAACCGATGGTGATGAGTCTCAAGCGCAAATAACTATATGCATGCATTTGCAGAAGGCGCTAGATTGCATTGTAGCTGATGTTGGTACTGATGCCCTTAAGAAAGCAATAGCGCAAGTCGAAAGCAATAAGCTGAAAGGTTCAATATCTTGTAGTAAACCTAAAGCCAAAGGCTAACACCTTAAAGCCCCGCTTCGGCGGGGCTTTTTTAATACAGGAAAAAACA